CTTGTCCGTGACGGGAGCAACTGGAAAAAAGACCCGGCAACGATGCTTCGCGCCCGATGTGTTTCGCGGACGCTGAGAGCGATTGCGCCGGAAATCGTCCAGGGAGTCTACACCGAGGAAGACCTTGACGGGCAGCGTCCGCAGCAAGCGCCGACAAATGAGCCACGCAACGTGACGCCGGTTGAGAATATCAAAGAGAAGGTTGAAAAGGCCGCATCAAAATCCAAGGACGATCCATTTAAATTCCGGCAGACCGAAGAGGCCGAATCGGAAATTGACTACACTATAATTCCTATGGGCGCCAACAAGGGCAAGCGGTGGATCGATCTGGACCGAGCCACGCTCGAAAAGGTGATCGAAAACCCGCGCACGCTAAGCGCTGAGCATATTGACGCCGCCAAGGATGCGCTTGAGCGCACGCCATTTTAATCAACCAAACAAATCAACACAACATCACGAAAGAAAATAATATGTTCTATTCAGAAGGAAACTTCACCGGAAAAGTAATGCAAGTGGTTCTCGCAGAGAGTCGCTTTTCTCCGAATGACCCAGATGCCTTTGACATCTGCATTCAGGTCGAGGGTCCAGAATGCGACGGGCGCAAGCAAAACGGATGGTGGCGCGGAGAGGTATCCGGCAAATATGGTCGTGGCAACTTCTCAAACAAAACCCAGTACGAGATCACGATGGATGCTTTGCGCCAAGTCGGCTTTGAGGGCGACGACCTTAGCAAACTTGAGGATCAACTCAAGGGGAAAGAAATTAACTACAAGGTTGAGTCCCGCGAATGGGATGGAAAGACTTATTACGATGTCAAATACATCGGTGGCGGAGATTATGCGCCCAAAGCGATTTCAAGCGAGAGCGTGGCTGAAAAATTGCAGCGGTTGAAAGCCAAGACAGCGAGCGACGCGCCTTCACCGGCGCCCAAAAAGGAAGAGGCAGAGGAAGACCTGCCCTGGTGATGTTGTAGCTCACGGAGGGGCGCGCATTCCGCAATCACGCGCATTTTTCCAATGCACATCGTAATTGATACACAATCGGAAGCGGATGGCCGCGATTCTGCCGGGAATTGAACCGCATGGATGAGTCGGGTTTTTCTGCCAAGGTCATTATCGTCGAGGGCGATTACGCTACTTGCACATTCAACACCACCGCAACCGGCGAGCTGATTCCCCCGCAGCACCGCCATTGGATGCTTTCACCGCAATTCGTAGAGATGCGGATTGCTCAACTTACCATGCGCGGGGTCTCTGTTATCTTCGCGCGAGACTCACAATTAGCCGCCGGATTGGCGACTGCTATTTTTAAACAACGCAACGTTCAAATTAAGAGTAATGAAACTTCTATACATTGACATTGAAACAGCACCACTGCCAGACGCAGAGGAACGCATTGAAAGATTCTACCCTTTCGACCCTGAGAAAGTCGCATTGGGCAACGCGAAAAAACCCGAGACCGTTGCCGCCAAAATTGAGGAGGCGCGGGTAAACCACGTCCCTGATATGCTTGATAAGGCGCAACTCAACCCGGCGCTGTCTTATGTTTGCGCCATTGGCTACCAGTTCGCAAACGAGGACCATTCATATATCATCGGTGACCGCGAGACGGATGATGCCGATTTGCTGACGCAGTTTATCGACTTGGTGGAGCATGAGGAAACCCGGCTCGCGGGCTGGAACATCATTGGTTTCGACGCGGAGTTTATCTGGAAACGATGCTGGATGAATAGGATCCGCCCGCCGCGCGGGTTCATGCGCGAACGGGGCTGGACGGAGATTATCGACCTCATGCGGGTATGGTGCTGCCACGGTTACAAATCCCATGCGGGTCTGAAGGAGGTGGCGCGGTTGCTTGGCGTCGAAAGCCGGATGCGGCTGAAGATGGGCGACTGTGACGGTAAAGGATTCTGGAAGCTTTGGCATGGCGCCGAGGATCAGCATGAGCAGGCGCGGGCATACCTCACTGCGGATGTCGAGGAAACCAGGGCCATCGGGAAAGTGATCCTCTGATGAGTGGACCGGATACATTGGAGGTTGAGGTGGAGCGCGTCCTCTATCCTTCTGAAGTGGTTGAAGGCGCTCGCTGGTTTATCTTGTCCACCTACGACCCGAACCGCTGCAACATCGTGTGCAAAGGCGAGATGGCTTGGCGTCCCCGCGTTGGCGAGCGATTGAAGCTGACGGGCAAATGGACAGAGTACCAAGGCAAGCGGCAATTCGGTTTTAGCGAGGCAATGCTGAATATCCCTACTGATGCTCGCGGGTTGCTGAAGTATGTTTGCAGCATGGCGAGGGGTGTGGGCCCTGCGCTTGAGCAGGCAATCTGGGATACTTGCGGCAATGATTGGCCGGAAATCCAGGATGGAGATGTGCCTCGCTTAAATTCGCGGGCCTATAATTCGCTAATGGAGGCAATCGAAACCGCCGAACAGGAGCGCGACAAAAGCCGGATAATCAGCGAGCTAATCAGCGCCGGGGCGACAATCAACATGGCGAGCGCGGCCTATGAGTTATGGAGCCGCAACACAATGGGCGTCGTGAAGGCTAACCCGTATCGGCTGGCAGAATTGCCGAATTACGGATTCGCGGATGTCGATGGAGATATTCGTAGGCATTACGGAATTGAGGATGCCGACCCTCGCCGGATCCGTGCCGCGATCATCTATGTCTTGCGGCAGTTAACGGGCAGCGGGTCAACGGTGGTGCATTGGGACCAGTTGCACCGGGCGTGTATTGAGAAGCTAGGGGGTTATTCGGCGTTAATTGTTGAGCAGGTAAGGGAGATGTTCACTGAGGGCACGCTGAAGGGATTTGAAAGGTCGAGGAATGTGTCCTTGGCAGGGGATTATAGGAATGAATTTACGATATGGGAGTTTTTGAATAATGAATGAATTAAAAGTTTATAACGAATCACATGGTAAGGCGTGGGCACTCTATAACGCCGACTGCGTTGATCTTGCGCAGCAACTGCCGGACGACAAGGTTGACCTGTCGATCTATTCGCCGCCATTTGCCAGCCTTTATACCTATTCCGATTCCGTTGCCGATATGGGCAACTGTCGTAATGACGATGAGTTTTTTGCTCAGTACCAATTTCTGATACGTGAAAAATTCCGCATCACCAAGCCGGGCAGGATCTCCTGCGTGCATTGTATGGACCTTCCATCGAGCAAGGCCATGCACGGCTACATCGGCAGGCGCGACTTCTCGGGAGAAGTTATCCGTTCACACCAGAAAGAAGGATGGATCTATCATTGCCGGGTTACAATCTGGAAAGATCCCGTGGTGGAGATGCAGCGCACAAAGGCGCTTGGATTGCTGCACAAGCAACTCAAGAAGGATTCCTGCCGCTCACGGATGGGGAATCCGGATTACCTGCTAGTCTTTATCAAGCCGGGAGACAATCCGTTTCCGGTCGCGCACACGAACAAGACATTCCCAGTAGACCAGTGGCAGAAATGGGCATCTCCGGTCTGGATGGATATTAACCAGACAAATGTACTCACCACGAAGCACGCCCGCGACGAAAAGGACGAGAAGCATATCTGCCCGCTTCAATTGGATGTCATCTTCCGCTGCTTGGTGCTCTGGAGCAATGAGGGCGACGTGGTTTATTCGCCGTTCGCCGGGATCGGATCAGAGGGATATGTCTCCATTCAGAACAACCGTAAATTCATTGGAACGGAATTGAAGGAAAGTTACTGGAAACAGGCGGTCAACAATCTCAAATACGCGGAGGCGTCGAATGAACAGCTATTTTAAGTTGTTGGCGTCCAAAAAGGAAACCGCGCTTTTGGATAGCGGGGTTGCACCTGAGTCCATCAGTGGCGCCCTGTTTCCTTTCCAGCGTGATTGCGTGGAAATGGCGCTCAAGGTTGGTCGTGCCGCAATGTTCCTGGATACGGGGCTGGGCAAGACGATCATTCAATGCGAGTGGGCAAAGCATATCCCCGGTGAGGTGCTTATCGTTGCGCCGCTTGCAGTGGCCTATCAAACGGTGAATGAAGCAAAGAGGTTATTGAACCTGCCAATTAATTACAGCAAAGACGGAAGCGTTTCCAACCGCATCACCATAACCAATTACGAGCGGATAGAGAACTTCGACACGGACCGCTTTGCCGGGGTTGTTCTGGATGAGTCTTCAATCCTTAAGGGGATCAACAGCAAGACCAAGGAGATGCTTTGTGAGCGATTCAGGCAGACACCCTTCCGCTTGGCATGTACGGCAACACCGGCACCGAACGATTACAAGGAGCTGGGCAACCATGCCGAATTTCTCGGCGTGATGAATACGATGGAGATGCTGACTCGCTGGTTTATCCATGATAGCGCCAATACTGCCGACTGGAGGTTGAAGCGTCATGCCGTAAAAGACTTTTGGGAATGGGTTGCGAGCTGGGCCGCGTGTGTCTCCAAGCCATCCGACCTTGGCTATTCCAACGATGGATATGACCTGCCGCCGTTGAACATCCGAACGCACAAGATCGAGACAGAAACCAAAACCGCCCTTGACGAAGGCCTTCTGTTTGACATGCCAGACGTGAACGCGACCAGCCTGCACCGCAAGAAGCGCGAATCACTGGACGACCGGGTTGACTACGTTGCCGGGCTAGTGAACCGATCAAAAGAGCCGTGGATTGTCTGGTGTGAGTCCAATGACGAATCCGACGTTCTAGCAAGGGCTATTCCGGACGCGGTAGAGGTCAAAGGCAGCAACACGCCCGACCAAAAAGAAGAACGGATCATGGCGTTCACGAATGGCGAGGCGCGGGTCATTGTCAGTAAAGCGTCAATTTGTGGATTTGGAATGAACTGGCAACACTGTCGCAATATCGCCTTTGCCTCTATCAGCTACAGCTATGAGCAATTCTATCAGGCGGTAAGGCGCTCATGGCGTTTTGGCCAGCACAAGCCTGTTAATGTCCATGTCGTGATTGCCGACGCGGAGATCCCTGTGTGGCGGGCCATTGAGCGCAAGGCAACCGATCATGACCACATGAAGGGGCACATGCGGCACGCCGTATTTAAGAAGGGGATCAAAAGTGAGGTGAAGATCGATTACAAGCCAAACAATAAAGCGAAACTTCCGGAATGGATATCCAACTAGACCAAACTCAGCAAGCCGCCGTCAACCACGCGGTAACCTCCAAATTCTCCGTCATAACGGGCGG